GAAAACCAGTCCAGATCGCGCTGCAACGCCTCGGCGTCCAGTTCGCCCGTCAGCGGGTGCTTGTAGGACAGCACGGTCGATGCCCCACCATTGTCCAGCCACATGTGCGGGTCGGGCAGGCAGATCATGTCCTCGTGGTTGCCACGCAGGCACACGGCGTTTGGCAGCGACCGCACCAGTGCCACCACCTCGCGGCTTTCGCTGCCACGGTCAATGTAGTCGCCCAGAAACACGATCTTCGCGCCAGCGGGTATCTGCGCCAGCAACGCCTTAAGCGGGGCCAGCCGACCGTGGATGTCGGTCATCACATAGGTCTTGTCAGGCACCACCAAGCGCCTTTTCCAGCACGTCAAGCTCGTCACTGGACAGGTTGGAAATGTCCAGCGTGTGGCTCACCTGCATCGTGCCAGTGGTGGCGATCTCTACCTTCTCGCCGTACTTCTTGGGCTGCCTGCGCGCCGCGTTCCACTTCAGGCCGTCCATTGCAGCCCGTGCGTTGTTTGGGTCTATTCCGCCCGCCATCAACTTCAAAACGCATTCACGGATCAGGTCGCTGTCGTAATCGCCTTGGTCCTCGCGCGCGCGCGCATAGTCTGAAAGAAACTCCGGCTCTTCCCGCAGCCATCTCCGCACGGTTGGATAGGACGGCATCGTTTCTTTGTTGTCGTCCAAAAAGTTTATGAGGCCAACGCCACCAGCGATAGCCTCTAGGATTTGATCCGCGATGTCTTGATCGAACGGTGTTTTCGGCCTGCCGCCTGCCATGATGTGGCCCTTTCATAGATAGGATGCACACAATATAGATCAGGACATGCAGAAAAGATAGATGGGGGCCGAAGCCCCCGTTTGTTAGACAGGACGGGCGATCTTGGTCTGCTTTACGCCGTCACGTTCACCATGTTCTTTGACGGTGGCTTTTACGGTCAGCGTCTCGGTCTTGCCGCCCAGAATTTTAGTGCCTTTGTAGATTACCACGTTGCCCTGCGCGTCATTCATTATGTGCAGGTAGGACGTGCCGAACTGGCCTTCCATCGTGACGATGTGGCGGATGGTGACGGTGAAGTTGCTGCGCTCACCCACGGTGCCGATCCAATTGGACCCAGCAGCCTCTTCAGCGCGCTTGGCTGCAAAGCCTGCCACACGGGCCTCTGCGCGGGTGATCATGCCCATCACGGCGCGGGTCTGGGCTTCGGTCAGGCCGCCCCACTCGTTGACGTTGTCGCGCATGGCTTCGTAAAAATCGCCCAGCGAGGCTTTGACCACGGGGTGCAGGGCGTTGAGGTAGACAGTGCTGCTCACGTCTGCAAACTCGCCGCAACGGAACAAGAAGTCGTCTGCGCGCTTGCCATCGGCGGTACCGATCCACTTTGCGTGGCGCGTCTTGTTTGCGTTAGCGCGGATGTTGCGCGCGATGGCATTTTCGTAGGCAAATTCGTTTTCGATGAAGGTTCCGCGTGTCATGTCAGGCTCCAGTGGTTGGGTTGGTCGATGACCCTGTTTACCGTACGATGCAAACAGGGTCAACAACTATTTTTATTAAAAGTTGTAGTCGTAGAATTTGCGCGGTTCGCGGGCGACACGGTGCCGACCGTAGGCCGACCAGAAGTAACCATCGGCGCGCTTATGGGCCTTGATCGCGGGGTTGCTTTCGTTTGCCACGATGAACCAACGTTGGTCCTCTTGGTTGGCGCAGTTGGCGGTGAAACCACCAGCGACGAAGTTCGGCACCCAAGCCGGATCGCGTTGCACGTCCATCTCGCGGATGACGATCTGCTTGCCTGACTTGCTGACCGACAGGATTTCGAAGGGCTGGACATCGGTGTAGCCGATGAGGTTCGCGTAGCCAGTGGGAAGTGTGCAGGTCATGGTGTGTTCCTTTGTGGTTGGGGTTGGTGGGGGCCGAAGCCCCCGTTTCTGTCTTACCAAGGGCATTCGTCTTGGGCTGCCCACGCTTCCGACTGGCGCTCCATCATCTGACCGAACGCAATGCTGCCGTCTTCGTCGTAAATCTCGCCCTCGTTCGCAAAGTAATCTTCACGCTCGACCTCATCTTCCAGCAGCAAAAGCACGGCAGCGATGGTCGCACCAGCGACAGTGTGCTTGGAGCCGTTGTAACGGATCGTACCCATCGGGCCTTCGCCTGGGAACGAGGTGATCACGCCGATGTCCGTACCATCGCACAAGACGTTGAAGATCGGGGTGAAGGGGGCAACTTCTTGGATTGTCAGGCGCATGATGATCTCCGTGGTTGGTTTCTTTGTTCCTGAACCCTGAATACATCGTACGCAACACCCCGTCAACACCTATTTTAAATAAAAAAGCCCCCACCGTTTCCGGCAGGGGCAAGGTGGGCGTTGAAGCCTAAGCAGAGAGTGCCAGCATCATAACACCATCGCGCCGCCAAGCAAGGTCTACCCCACGCGCCGCAGCGTGAGCGCAAGCCAAACTTCTTCGATGGGCGTGAGGTTGTGCGGCTCCACGATCCAGCAGTTGCCGTGGCCCAGATTGACCTCCTTGGCGTCAGACAAAAACCGCTTCTGGCCAATGCCACCCACGATCAGCATCGCCGCCGGATCGTCGGTCGCGGTCACCAAGATCGCCATGTCGGCCCGAAAGGATTCGAGCGACTTGAACAGCAGCCTGCCGCCCTCGTGAAATGACGCCTTAACGTCAATGCTCCAATCCCCAGCCCACAGGTCGGCCCCACTGTCGATGCCCAGTGCGGCGGGGCTGTAGGGCAGTTGCAGCACCTTTGACACCGCCACCTCGGCCTTGATGCCCAGCAGGTCAACGTTTTCCTGAGGGGCCTTCTGCTGATCTTTCACGCCACTGAGGCGGGCGATCTGCCACCGCAGCGCCGCGTTCTGGTCACAGGCTGACATCTCGGCCCTCGTTAATTTCACCAACATCAAAACGGCACCTCCCCATCTTTGAACCACACGCCGCCCCAATTGATTGGTGGGCGGGGCTGGGCTGCCACCTCCAGCAGCCCGATCCACCGCATGAACGACTTCAGGTCGGCGGGGATCATTTGTCCCACCCGTTCAACATCATCGCCGCCCTGATGACCATGATCAGGTTGTGTGCCTGATCGGCGCTGGCGATTTCAATCAGGTTGCGCTCCTCCCCCTCAAACTGGTGCAAATTGATGAAATCATCGTAGCTTTCTACGCTGATCTTGTATTCCGGCTTGTCTTTGCACAGGGCGACAATTGGCTTGCAGTCGATCATCACAGGTGTCCCATTTCATCTTCACCGACCATATCGCCGTTGCAGTCACCGCAGATCAGGCGCGACCCCATCTTGGCCCAAGCTTTATTCCCGCAACCGCACTCATGTTTTGTTTTGCTCTTGTCTTTTTTTTTCTCGGCCTTGTCGCGGGGCTGGGTGAAGTAGGGGATGTCGAAATTTGGCCCAAGACCCTCGAAAGCCACGTCAAACGGCCCGCCCTCGTCGATCATGTGCGTGACCTTGCGGCCCGTCATTTTGCCTGTGCCATCGGTCGGGGTCAGGCCCACGCGCAACATCATGCTGGCCCATTCCATGTTGTGGTGACCGCCCTTGGACGGCTTGCCAAATTCCTGCTGCTCGAGATGGGTCATCTCATGCACCAGCGTCCCCAGCACCGCGCGGATGTCGCGGTCCATCGTGTTGGGGTTCAGGGCGATCTCGTGCGTATGGTCGCCATCACGGTGTTTGAACTGTTCGGCGTGGAAGTAGCCATTGGTACCAGTGCGGCGGGTCAAGGTGAACATCACGGACGGCAGACGCTGATCAAACAGCGCCTTGTTGAACCAGTTGAACGCCTTTTCGAGGCCAACGTAGGTTTCTTCGGTGGGTGTCTGGTAGTTGGTCATCTTATTCTCCATCTCTAAGGTCATACCATTTGTCATCGTAATTGTCGGCTTCGGGCTGGGGTTCCAGCACATACCACCAGTGGTGCTGCGCGCGCTTGGTGACTTCCTCGTTCGGCTCATCGCCTTCCCAAGTCCATTCGACCAGCGAGGTGCGGTTGTCTATTTGGAAGCTGAACCCTTCAAAATCGAATGCCATGATCGTCTCCGTGTGGTTGGTGTGTCGATGACCCCGTGTACATCGTACGCAACACAGGGTCAACAACTATTTTTAGTTGTCGAGAATATTTCTGTTGATGCCGGACAGGGACGCGGGATGCTTCAGGGTTCTCAACGATTTGCTTTCCATCTGCCGGATTCTCTCTCTGGTAACGCCCACAACCTTTCCAGCCTCTTCGAGCGTCATGTCATTTATGAATCGCATCTTCAAAACCTCCCTGTATCTGGGCCGGAGCCTGTGCGTATTGATGATCTTCATAGCTGCCAGCTTGATCGCCAATTGGCCCTCACCACTCGACAGCGCGGCGATCTGATCGACCGAGGCATCTAGCTCCACTGTGGACTTTCGCAGCGCGATCTGGCGCATGTAGTCCGGCCAAATCTCTTCCGGCTCAAGCCCCACGGCGCTGGACACGTCGAAGGCCGATTCCTTCCAGTCGCCGTTCATCAAGATCGGGGATTCTTTCATGATCAAGTAGCGCGACACGATTGTCGGGCTGATTTCGCACTTGCGGCACAACTCAGCGGATGATCCGTACTTCTGGCGGATCGCCCGCAACAGTCTCCCGTTGCGGACTTTGATCTGGATGCTAAAGTCGCTCATTTGGCGTACTCCCGATGGCCCTTGATGCTCCACTTTTGCAGATCATCCTCATCGCACAAGATGGTCGCCACGGTCTTCTTGACGTGACCCAAGCGCGCCTGATGGTCGTCGCCGACAAAGATCACATGCGGCAGATCGGTCTGGAAGTCTTCGGGGAAGAAGTCGGTGCCACGCGCGGCATACTCAAAGATGTGGCCGTAGCAGGCTTCACGAAACTCGCCAAGAACGCGGCCTTGGCCCTTGGTGTAGCAGTCGTTGGTGTAGGGTGCATATCCCATGTCAGTCTCCAGTGTGGTTGGTTGGTCGATGACCCCGTTTACATCGTACGCAACACGGGGTCAACAATTATTTTTACTCTCTCTTGCCTTGTAGGACCACCACATCTTTGTAGCCCCAAAGCCGACACCGATCCGCCCGTGCCTCGGCGTCCTCACGCATAAAAAACCAATACGATGTTGGTACGATGTAATGGTCAAAACCGCCAGCCTCTAACTTTTCCTTGATGGGTGTGACGTGTTTTTTGTATTCCTTTTCAAAATACTCTTGCAGGCTTTTCACACCGTCCAGTTGGCCCTTTGCGTAGTATTTCTTCCATCCCGTAACAGAGTTGTCTGTGTTCATTTCCCTGAGATGATCTTCGTATTCCTGCGCGAAACACTCCGGCGTTCCGTAGTAGTCTATCGCCCGCTGAAGCTCTCCTTCCCCGTCCTCGCGGTAAGCCACGCAATAGCTGTACTCCAAACTTTTGGACGTGATCTGGTGCCGATCCCCGTTGGGGTCATAGGCTGAGAACACGACACGGGCTGTCTTGGGTGTGTCGATCAGCCCCATGCGGGCAATTGCGTTGAAAGACTGCCGCAGCATATGGACAGTGCCGTTCAGGGTGATGGCCCCATTGGTCAGGATGACCTCGCCAGTCTTCCAGACCGGATTTGTCGCCCAAACGCGAAGCTCTTCCGTCACCTTCAGATTTATTGTGATCTTGGTCATTGTCCCTCGACCTCCAGCATGGCATCGGCCATGGCCCACGACTGCCGCGCGATGGTGTACATGTCACGGTCATCCCTGATCAGCGCCTGCATGGCCAGCCCAGCCAGCCAGAGGCGGTCAGCAGAGCGATCTTCCCCATCGGTAGGGGTTGGGCTGGGCGGTGCCATCTTGACGCTGTAGAGGCCCTCTGGCGCGCCCGCTTCGATATCGTCGGTCATTTCGTTTTCTCCTTCAAAAGTTCATCTAAGATCAGGTCAGCCGTTTCCACGCAGGCAACAAGAAGCTTCCCCGAAAGTTTGTAGTTTGGGTTCGCCGCCATGCCCGCAGCAATCGTTCCCGTCAGCCACAGCCGCTTGGCAGCGCGGTCGGCCTTGTTCAGCACATCATCAGACCACAGCATTCGTTATCCTTATCCGTTTGAAGTCCGCCTTCAGCTCCCGCCGCAGGTCGGACATTTTCTCGCCCTCGTACACCTGCCCCGCAGGCAGTTCGACCGTCCATCGGTCAGTGGTCTGGTAAAAGCGCACAGGGAAGCGTTGCCCCGTGGCCTCGAACAGCACCCACAAATTATCACCAGTCATCCATCCCTCCTTGGTTGGTGTTGGCACCATACCAAACGCTCCGGCAGGCACAATAAAAAAATGTTGGTATCAGCACATTTTTTCTGTTGCATCGTACTTTGCACTGTGCCATAACCATCTCACGGAAACCAACCAACCACATGGAGACTGACATGACCTTCAATTCCCCCATCGCCCTCGCCGACCAGTACGCCGCCGCCAAGGCCGCAGCCGATGACGCCATCGCCGCTCTGGACGCCCTCAAGGCCCAGATCAAGGCCTCCGGCATCGAACGCCACATCGGCGTCACCTGTGACGTTGTTCTCGGCCTGTCCGAACAGAAGCGCGTCGATAACACCCTGCTCCAGTCGTTCCTGTCGGCAGAGCAGATCGAAGCCTGCAAAAAGGCGATCTTGGTCGAGCGCATCACGATCAAAGCAAAGGGACTGAAATAAGGTCAGCACTTCTGACCTAGTTTGACCCAAAAACGACGAAAGGCTCCCTCTGGGGGCCTTTTTGCTACGTTACGGATACCCTACCCGTTTCTACTAAACCATTGTTCCATCAGTGCTTTTGAGTAGCGTAGAGTAGGTAGTAGCGTATCATCTTAATACAATATATTCTTCTACCCAAAATCATTCACCCTTAAGAGACTTTTAATAATAACTCTCTATAAGACAATCTCAAGATATACTCTACTCTACTACTTCTACTATATATATATATATATATAATATATATATAAATAGACTATTAATAGTGTAAAAGTAGCGTATCCGGCCCCCCACCCAGTAGCGTAGCAAGGATACGCTACCCCCGCAGGTCTTTACATGGAATTAAAAACCCACTAGTGGTGTTATACTAACAACCCTTATGGAGTTTTCCCAATGGACGATCTGATCTTAGTTAGGAAGTTAAGCCGCGCAGAAGTCTTGGAAGGCACCCGAACGGGACGCCCGCCACGCACAAAGTTTGCCCTGCGGAATTATGGCGACAAAGGCACCTGCCTGCTGGCACTGCCGTCTGGCCTGTACCAAGAGGGC